GCTACGCAATACAAAACAATAAGGGTAATTAATTATGAGTGATGAAAAATTGAAGTTGTTTTATGAAATTTTAGAAAGTAAAAATTCATGGGGAAAAAACGAAATTAAGAAAATATTACTAGAAGTTATTGCAGGTATACGAACATCTATCTAATAGATAAGGTAAATTAATTAACGGTTCGGTAAATTATGCCTTTAACAACTAAAAATGGTAAACTACCTGTAATAGTAACGGATTTAGAGCGATTAAAAATGAAAAAACTTACATTAAAAACATTCAGTACAGATGATGTGACTATTGGAAAGCTTTACAATGGTAATAATTTAATTTGTCACACTGTTGAACGCCCTTGGCTTGATAACGTAGCAAATGAAAGTTGCATTCCAGAAGGCGAGTACACAGTTAAGATGACGAACTCGCCACGGTTTGGGCCAACGTATGAAGTTAAAAACGTACCGGGTAGGACGCACATATTATTTCATAAAGGTAACACAATTAAAGATTCTCTAGGTTGTATATTACCAGTGTCAAACATAGCTGTATTCAATGGCGTAATTGGCGGGGCTTCATCAAGATTTGCTTATGATAGATTGATGAATTTATTACACGCTGAAACTTTTACGCTTAAAATTGAACGCATATTATGAGTGAAGAACAAAAGCAGCCTAATATGTTTTTGGTCGCTGCTGCTAGTGCTGCTATAAGTGGCGGTGGCACTCATTTAGTCACATCAAGCGGTGAAGATTTGCCTTTAAACACGACAAGTATAGAAGAATGTCGGTCATTCTCGCAGCACGCCAGAGAACATGAGAGGGCAACTTGTGAGATAGAGAAAAACAAAATATTGATAGGGTGTAAGTAATGGGGTTTTTTTCAAGGTTATTCGGTAGTGATAAAATAATTGATGCTGGCGTAAGTGGTATTGATGCCATGATATTTACGGACGAAGAAAAATCAAACGCTAAAATGCAGTTCTTAAAATTATATGAACCTTACAAACTAGCTCAAAGGTATTTAGCGCTTATTTATTCGATACCCTATGCGCTTGCATGGTTGGTAACTTTTATCGCCTCATTCTTTGTTGATGTGGCTTTACAGATAGAGCTATTAAAAGGCGATGCGTTTTATATCAATATTGTAATACTTTCATTTTATTTCGGGGGAGGAGCTGCTTCCGGGATAGTTGAGAAATTTAAAAAATGAAAAGCTTAGCAAAGCCAGGTGATAAAATAGAATGCGCTTCAACTACTGTTTGGACTGTGAAAGAGGTTAAGCAATGCAAAGTTACAAAACAGTATCACTATTCGTTATCACGCAGTAAGGGAGGTATGATTTTAAAATACGTACCTGAAATTGAAATAGACAAAGTAAACGGCAAAAAGGTATAGCATTATTGTTACACTTAAATAATAGTGTTAATATACAAGGACTTTTAACAAAATGGACATGATACAATGGCTTCTATTAATAAGCGAAAACGCACTTCAAACAATAACACAAATAGAGCAACTGGCGCAGGAGACAAAACAAAGCAGTATAAAGTTACTTCCGATACTGGAACAAAACCAACTAAACCTAAATCATACGGCAGCAATAAATAGCACTAAGATTTTATTTGCTTTTTATGCGTTGATAGGACTACTAAACAAGAAGCCGCAACTAATCGCGGCTTTTTTTATAAGCTGTTTATTTTTTGAATGTTCTTTATTTGATAGTTACAGTGAGGCTCAATTATATTTATTAACGTTTGTAGCGTATTCTTATGTAATAACTTGTAATGTATTTAGCGTTAAAACTAAGCTAGCTTGCGGTATAATGTGTTTATTATGCTTGGTGTTTGCTTATGATGCAGCGTTTTACGGGGTAAACGGATTTTATGGGGCGCATGAAACAGTTATTTATAATAACATCGAACGTCTTGCTATATGCTGTCATATTATCATTATTCTTTCGGTTGTTGATTTCAGGCGAATCATTAACGCTGTCAAGTCTTTTTGTCATTATGTTAGCCATATCTCGCGCAATAGTGCTACTTTTACAATACTGTGATAAAATAAAATGTAATTGTAAGAATAAGAGCGGCTAAAATGTCAGAAATACAGCAGTTAATCGCGGCTATAAGGGAAGACCGCGAGAATACACAGCGAGCGCTGACCAAAATGGAGCAGTCTATCGTTAAAATGAGTGAGTCTTTTACTCTGTTCTATCAACATATCGCTACTGTTGAGAGTGAGCGCAAACACACCGATCAATTCAAAAAAGAAACAAGAGCTTTTCAAGAATATGCCAAGCCTATATTGTCAAAATCTAAAGATTGGCATAGCATAGGCGGCAAATTATTATTAATAGCTGGTGGAATAGTTATAACCGCTTTAGCTGTTTTATTAGGGGTTAAGCCATGAGCTTAAATGATAACAAAATACAATTCTATTTATCGCAAGGCGTAACGCTATCAACATTAAATGACATGGAATTAGAGTGGCTTCAAGATAATGGAGCAACCGCTAATAGCTTAATGGATTGCTGGAAACAATTTTTAGAGTTGCAAGGCTTTCCATACGGAACTTATAACGACTCATTATTCGCATACCTTGAAAGCCTTGGTTATACAGGTGCTTTAAATGATATGTTAAGCGACTTTTACGGTGATTCAATTCCTACCCCTAGTGGTGGTGATGAATACACTGATGAATTTACAAACGAATTTACTTAACTATGTTGAGGTAGTTATGGCAAAAAAGAAAAATTTAGGGGGAGCGCCAGCAAAGTTTACTGACCCTGAAAAGATGAAAGAAGCTATTGATCAATATTTCGCTAACCCACCTATCAAGATATTACGCAAAAATGGTGAGACACAAGAAATTCCTTTTATATCAATAACTGGACTAGCTTTACACCTTGGTTTTTGCTCAAGACAATCAATGTATGACTACGAAGAAAGACCTCAGTTTTCTTACATTATAAAAAAAGCAAGGACTTTAATAGAATCTGAATACGAATTTTTACTGCAAAATGGCAACACTACAGGGGCTATATTTGCTCTTAAACAGTTTCAATGGACTGATAAAGTTGAGCAAGACAACGTGCAAGACATTAATATACATATTGACCATGAAGCACTAGGAATTAAACCTAATGAATCATAACTTGCCTAATGATTGGGCGGCTAGGGAATACCAACAGCCTATGCTTAATTATATGCTTAAAGGTGGTTTAGACCGCAAACGTGGTGTGGGTGTATGGCATCGTAGGGGTGGTAAAGATTCAACGTGTTTAAACTTTGCAGCAGTAGCGAGCCAATTAAGGGTTGGTACTATTTGGCATATGTTGCCCACTCAGGCACAAGGTAGAAAGGTTATATGGAAGGGTATCGACAAGGATGGTCGCCGCATGATTGATCAAGCCTTTCCCGAATGGATGCGTAAGAAGAAAAATGAGTCTGATATGTCAATCGAAATGCATAACGGCTCAATTTATCAAGTCGTTGGTAGTGATAACTTTGATAGTTTAGTGGGTAGTAACCCTATAGGGATTGTATTTAGTGAATATTCTATTGCTAACCCATTAGCGTGGGATTATGTTTCGCCTATCCTGAATGAAAATGACGGATGGGCTTTTTTCATTTATACGCCACGGGGTAACAACCATGGTAAAAAGTTATTTGACGCAGCACATAAAATGGATAGCTGGTTTGCGCAAACACTAACAATTGAGAATACCAAGCGTCCTGATGGTTCGCCTGTTATACGTCCTGAGCATATCGAAGAAGAACGCGAGATGGGCATGGCAGAAGAAAAGATACAGCAAGAGTATTACTGTTCGTGGGAGGGTGGCATGGAAGGCGCTTATTATACGGCAGAGCTTAGAGACTTGCAGAAGTCTGATAGGTTTGGTCAGTACCCGCATGACCCACTTAAACGAGTCCAAACGTTTTGGGATATTGGTATTAATGACCAAACATCTATTATATTTACACAGCGCGGTGATGATGGTAACCCGGTAATTATTGATTTTCTTGTGGGTCGTAACATAGCAATAGCAGAGTGGATCAAAACACTTAGACAATTACCTTATGACTATGATGAACACTGGTGGCCGCATGATGGCGCTAATCGTGAACAATTTAGTGGTAAGAGTAAAGCAGACCAAGCAGCAGAGCTTGGTTTTTACGTTGAGATATGCCCTAACCTATCGCGTGAAGATGGTATCAACGCATCAAGGGGTATGATACGTGTTGCTAAGTTTGATAATAACAAAACAAGCAAACTAGTAGACGGCTTACAAGGTTATCGTAAAGAGTATGAC